GCACGGGCAGAGCAGGGCAAGGCTGATGCTGAGATGCAACAGGCTCAGATCAAGGGCATGCAGGTGCAGGCTAAGGCTGAGGCGGACAATGCGAACATTCAGCTGAAGCAATTACAGCTTCAGATACAGGCTGAGAAAGATGGTCTGGAGATTCAAATGAAGCAGTTTGAATTAGCGCAGAAGTCTAAGGTGGAGGATGCCCAGGTTGTCACAGAGATGGCACAGGCCTGGAAGTTGATGAGAGAAGCTATGGGAGTCGATGTGATCACTGGTCCTGGTGGTATGCGTGCCTTTATCGACCAGGCTCAGGATATCCAAGAGGAACAAGCCAACCAATAAGTGGCAAATCTCGCCACTTTCCTGATATACTCGCCAATACGGGTTAACCGATAGCGAATAGCTTAATGAATCAAACCACCCCGGAAGGGGATGACGTCACACCGTCTGAGACTGTAGAAAGCACTGTAGAAGGTGCTGAAAACTCCGAAACAGTCGCGGAAACTGAAGGAAAACAGGAAACCTCGTCAGAAGATCTGCAACAGGTCGTCGCTGAGAAAGCGTTTAAGGAACGCGAAGCGCGGCGTGAGACAGAGCAGTTACGTGGAGAGCTTGCCCAGTTAAAGACTGAGCAGGAACAAGCGGCACAGGGCGAAAGGCCAGCAATCCCGGATTTGCCAGAATTCCTTAACGAAGAGGAAAAGGCACAATTATCAAGCAGGGATCAGGCCTTACGGGAAGCGGCAGACTTTGATGCTGCAGTGACTGCACGGCAGTTGGTTACGGATACTCTTAACCAGAACAGTGCAGACGCACAGCAGAAGGCGTTGAATGATGCGGCCACGGTGTACAGTGACAGGGCTAAACAGCTTGGTATCAGTGATGTAGAGCTGCAGCAAAGCGGCCAAATGCTTATTAATTCCGGTGTACTCACACAGCAAGAGGTGAGTGGCATCCTGGTTGATAGCTTAGGGCCAAAAATTGCTCAGTATCTATCTCAGAATCTTGTTGAACTTAACAAGCTCGCAGAATTACCAGTTGGTTCCTTTGAGCGTGCCGCAGCCGCTAGTGAAATACGCCAGAAAGCCTCCGCTTTAAAGACTAAGACAACGGAGACCCCTGACCCACCCGAAGAGATACGTAGTGGTGGCATCCCTATAAAACGGGGTGGCTTTGCAGCGCTGGGAGGCTCCATTGAATAATCGGAGTACACAATGGCTGTTGGAACCCCAACGATTGCTAATAATCTTGACTCGAACATCAGTGAGGTGGTGCTGGATATTTTCGCTGAGGAGTTTGAAAAGAACCGCGTAGCCACCAAAACAGTACAGACTGGTCTTCTGACCGGTGCTAACAAGTTTGAAACCGCCAAGTTTGGCGATACCCTCTTTACTAAAAGACCCCATCAGTACCGTATTATACGGACTCCTGGCGGTAGTCTGGCCGATGATGAGTTCAACGATATCATCTCAGGCAGAATTGCTTTCAACGTCCAAGAATACATCACCGTTGCTATCCCCTGGTCCAACCGTGAAGAAACTTTAGAGCTGAATGCTCTGGATAAAATCATTCGCCCTGCAGCTCAATACGCTGTGGTGGAATATGAGACCAGTTTCCAAAACTTCATGATTCAGAATTCCGGATTATCTTTCTGGGTGGTGGGCAATGCGCTCTCGAAATGGGGCGATGTTGCTAATTTCAGGGCTTTGATGAATTCAATTGGTGTACCGGAGAGTGGCAGGCATTACACGCTGACTAATCCTTTCCAGATCCGCAACCTGGCGGATACTCAGACGGGTCTAGCTTCTGGCAGTAACAACCTTGTGGATACTGCATGGAAAAAGTCGATGATCAGTGAGAACTTCGGTGGTATGTCAGTATTGACATCGAATTCCATGTCTAATTATGTGACCGGTGTCTCTGCTGATAGATTGGGATCAATTGCTTCTTTTACCACGCCGCAAACTTATGAGTCTGTGAAAGACACGATGCAGCAAATCGTTGTGATAGATGATCTGACCGACAATGATATCTTTGTGCCCGGTGATGTGATTGAAGTGACGGGGACTGATGGTCCTTTCCGCACCAACGTCAAGACGCGTCAAATTGCTTTTGACCAGAACGGAAACGCAATCCCCTGGCGGTGGACACTTCTGCCTAACCCGGATACGGGTGATGCTGCTTTCCCAGGATATACAGTTGCCTCTAACCAAATTACGGCAACGGTGACAAATGCCTCGATTTTTGAGTTTACCTCTGGTGTGACGGGTCAGTATGACAACATCAGTCGTGCGATTGTGGCGAATGATGTTTGTACTTTCCTCGGTGCCAGTGCTACGGCTTATCAGCCTAATCTCTTCTACCATGAAGAGGCTTTCGCAGTTGATACTGTGGCGCTGCCGAAGCTACACACCTGGGATTCTCTGGCTACCACTGAAGACGGCATCAACATGCGTGTGACGAAGTGGTCAGATGGTCAGTTGAATGAGCAGTATATTCGTTTCGACATGCTCCCCGCTTTCTCTGTACTTAACCCGTTGTTTGCGGGTACAGGATGGGGCGAGTAGATCCACAAGTTAATGCACGTGACGGGTGGGGGCGCCCTGGCTCCCTCACTTGGCATGAGCGTTGGCTGTTGTCCTTAGAGAATGTGGATGATGTCGATCAATATTTGTCCTCCATGAGTATTGATCCGGTGACATCCACTTCTTTAGTGGAAGCAAAAACAGAGGCACTCCGCCTCATTAAAGAAAAGAAGGAAGAGCTATGCCTTTAAGACTTTACGGTGTTGAAAACGTCAGTACCGGGATTGAGTTTATGATACGGGCGAATAGTGACGAGGAGTCTGTCATTGTTACCCAGGCATTGAAGGATCAGATTGATGCCGCGTCTACTCCGTTACACGTCAGTGATTTTGATCCTCCGGTTCTCATACAAAGCACCTTGGCTGCTTCTGGTTTTGCACGACATGGCCCGGTTAATGGTGGTGATGAATTTGAAGAGATTGCTCCAATAACTGGATTCAAGGTGGCTGAATTTGATGGTGCTGCTGGTGAGTCTATCAGCACACCGGATGCTACCCCGAATCAAATAACGACTGATATAACATTAATTGCCTGGATACAGTTTCAAACATATTCTTCAGGCGGTGTTCAATCAATTGTTGGCAAATGGATTGCTGGCCAGCGTGGATATTTATTGCGGCTAGCTGGTAGCTCTTTGCAGTTTGGCATTTCAACGAGTGGGAATAATTCTATTTTTGCGAATTCTGGTGGAATTCCATTTGCAGATGGAGAAGGAATATGGGTACGGGCTACCAGAGACCAGAGTGCCGGGGAGGCTGATTTTTACCATTCAGATGACCCGAAAGAAACAGATTATGCCGCAGTTAGTTGGACATTAAATACTACTGAGTCATTTTTAGGAACAGCAATTCATCAGAGTACAGCTGATGTACAAGTGGGTTCTTCAGATGGTGGCAATGTGCCAACTGGTGAGATTGCGCGAGCGGTTATTATTGCTAGTGATATTGCCACAGATGCAGCCGCTAATGATATGTTTCCAAATGGAGATTATTCCGCGGGCTCCTCTTGGGAGTCTGGATCCGCTAATAAAGAGATATGGACGCTAAACGGTAACGCAACAATAGGGACGATTCTCTAATGGCTCTTAAACTCTATGGATTTTCAGATACAACCCAGGCCCTTGAATTAATGGTTCGGGCGCATAGTCTTCAACAAGCCAGCATCATTTTTGCAGAATATATTGAACAACTTAATGCTCATACTGTGGGGGCTCTCGAAGTTATAAAAAGAATCCCTACGGGTACGCTCACTGCTGATGGTTCTTTTAATTCACAAGGAATAATCAATGGTAATAGTGGTCCGAGCACCGAAACAGAATTTCTAGCACTTCATTTAGACCGTATTGATGGTTCTTTTGCTTTTACTCCAGATGTGGCGGCTAATCGAATTATTAGCGATATTACTTTGATTTCCTGGGTTCAATTTGATAGTTATCAAATTGGCGAACAAACAGCCATTTCAAAATGGGCTGCTGCTGGCAACGAACGCGCTTATAGTTTGGAGACCAAAGGGAGTTCGCAAACATCACAGGTGGACATTAAACTCAGGTTAACTGAGGATGGTACAAATGAAATCTCCCCCGAAAGGGGGCCTATATCGAATCTTTCTAATGGGGAAGGTGTATGGATACGATGGACCTGGGATAATACCACTAATTTGGCTACTGCCTATGAGTCTTTTGACGATAAAGAAACGGATTATACAGCTATTTCCTGGACACAAATTAAGGCAGCTGTCACGATAGATTTTACTGGTATTTTCAATAGTGATGCAGATGTTCAGGTTGGCGCTTTAGATGGCGTCCTGGTTCCTGCTGGTGTTATTGGTCGCGCAATTCTAATTGCGAGTACTGATCCACAAGCTGCAGCCGCAGTAGATTTTTTCCCAAATAGAGATGCTGTTGCTGGTGACAAGACATTTACTTCTTCGACTACATTCGAATTGTGGACACTACAAGGCAATGCCACGATAGGCCCCATCATTTAATGGCCACAGTAGAACAAGTCATGGAATCCAGTCTGGCTTTGGTCCTTGCTGATACGGATGACATACCGACAGAACCGGAAGAAATCAGTAAGTTTATTTTCTATTTCAACAACTACATGCTGGCTCTGGATGCAGGGGGTGTTCAGTTGGGTTTTACTCTAATTGAGAGCATTAACGATCAGGTAACTATTCCGATTGGGGCATTGCGAGGCACGATTGCCAATATGGGAATTGAGGTGGCGCCTATTTTCGCCGGCCAAGTGACTGCAACACTAGCGCAGGTTGCCGCAGATGGTTTAAAGGTCATGCGGCTTATTGGTCAATCCCAGGGGGATTCTTTCTTTCCAGGCACCTTACCTCGCGGATCTGGTAATGAATTTGATGGAGAGTGGGGAACGTGGAGCCATTTCTATCCTGACCAGGAGGCGTTGATATTGGCTGAAACGACTGGTTCCATCAGCCTTGAAACAAATACCAATCGGGTGATCAATGACGGATAACGGTACATTATTTGGACGGGCGCAGAGTCGGAAGATATCGCAATTTCCTGCCGATACAGTATTGCCGTCAGATACGCAGCTTACATTTATCGCCGATGGCACTAATTTCAGGATTTCGGTAGCTGATTTTCTAACGGCGTTGAATGTCACGGGTTCTATTGCCAGTCTTGGTGATGGTCTGCAAATCTACAACCTGTCCGGTACCGTCAACAATATTCGGGCATTCAATGCTGTTACAGGCTTATTTGCACAGCAGGGAACCAGCCGCAATATTGAGATATTCGACGCTTTCTCCAAGACAATCATTGATGCAACAACCTATGTCATGGTGCAAACCAGCGAGGTTGTTTACTGCACCAGTGAGGCTGTCCCGGCGAATATCGAACTCCTGGCCAGTGCACCTACTGATTCTAAGATTGAGATACACAACGATTCAGCGAGTCAGGTGTGTAATATTTCGACAACAGACGCCAGTACCATCATTCGGCAGGGTGCCAGTGCTGGTACGTCTTTTGTTCTACCTGCACTGAGATCCATTACGCTCCGAAAAGCTCCGTCATTGTGGTCACAGACGGACTATGACCCAGCTTGACATCAGTGGTGGATTCTATCAATCCCAGAGCCTTCCGGTTTCTGCCCAACAGCTAATTAATGCTTATGTGCAGACGCCAGAGACTCAGGGCGCGTTTTCTGACGAGATCATTATTCAAACCCCTGGTCTTGTCGAGGAGGCAACCACTGGCGATGGTGTTATCAATCGTAATCGTGGCGCATTGCAGCTTAGCGGTATACCTTATTTTGTGAATGGATCAGGTCTGTTTTCCCTGGCAGAGAATGGCACTGTCAGTGGTCCATTTGGCACGATAGAGGGAGAATCCAATCAGCGCGTTTCGATGTCGCAAAACGGCACGCAGTTGATGATTCTTGTCCCTGGCGGGGATGGTTATATCTATGTGCCTTCGACGGACACATTCACTCAGATCACCGATCCTGACTTCACCTTTATACAGCCACAATTTGTCACCTTCATTGATGGTTATTTTGCCTGTTCGCAGGCTGAGAATCCAAAAAGGTGGGTTATTTCAAATCTTAATGATGGACTATCCTGGAATGCCCTGGATTTTGGATCAGCAGAGGCGAATCCGGATGATATTGAGGCGCCATGGGCTTTTAAGGACCGTCTCTATGCGATGGGAGTGAGTACTTTTGAACCCTTTAGCAATATTGGCGGTGCTGATTTTCCTTTTCAGGCTGTACAGGGTGGTGTCCAAACAGTTGGTTTGACTGCACCATTCTCGCTTGTTAACGGCAGGAATCATTTCTATTGGATAGGGGGTGGAGAAAATGAAAAACCTGCTATCTGGCGATCACAAGGCGATATACCGGAGCGCGTATCTAATCCTGCGATTGAATCCCTAATACAGCAATTTTCGACGGTGCAGTTTGAATCAGTTTATGCGACATCCCGGGCCTTTGATGGTAATTTCTTTGTTGATTTCTATTTCTCTGACAGAGCACTTTCGCTCAATGAGGTGAACGGCCGGTGGCAGGAAATCCAGTCCGATGATAGTGCTTCGCGTATTGCCTCTGTTGTTGAGGCTTACGGGAATTTGTATATCGGTGATACCCGTAGTGGGATTATTGGCAAAATAGATAGCGATCTTGGCACAGAGTACGGTGAGAATGTTAACAGAACCTTGGCCACGGCACCCTTTGCCATTGATTTAAACCCGTTTTTCTTACCGACCATTGAGTTAACGATGCAAACTGGTGGCGCGACTCTGGAAGACCCTAACCCAGAGGTTAGATTGTCCATTTCCAGGGATGGCGGTAGAACTTACGGTAATGAACGGGCTAGATCCATGGGTGGGGTGGGTGAATTCAATCGCCGTGTGCAGTGGCGTAGTGGCAATGGGGTTTTCGATACCACGGCAGTTCTAAAGTTTGAATATTCATCATCTTCCAAGTTCATTGCGATTCGTCTTGATGCCAATATAGTTCAGGGCACGCAAAGGTTTTCGGCATGACGACAGCGATCACTCAGCCTGCTGACTATTTGCCCTGGGTCGATAAGGAAGGGCGACAGACGCCAGAGGTTAATGCCTGGGTGAGTGCTATTACCAGAGGCGCAATATTGTTTGGTGTTGGCACGCCTGAAAACAACGTGGTGGCCAGG